TATTCTTGAGTTATCCTTAGAGTCTGGGCTTAGTGATATCATTACTCAGGAAAGTATGGAGGCACCCACTCCACCTACGTTAACTCTAGTACCTACAGTAGAAGAGAGCGCGGATGAGCTAGAAGCTAGACTAGCAGAAAAGGTTCCAAAGGATGGGATAGAAACTCTTAGAACTGCGCTTGATGAAGGAGCGGCTCAGCTTACAGTATCTCATATTGGAGCCACTGAATTAGTGGGCGAGACTGATGACGCCCTACGCATTTTGGACATGAAAGACGATTTGGGTAAGAGGCTTGATGAGGGAGGTTTTACAGGATTCCCATCTTCTAAACTTGCAGAAACTCAGATTAGTCTTGCTGAAGGTGAGAATTTCTTAGAGGGTGCTGGGCATGGAGCCGACATATTTGTTTTACATCGTATTCCAAATGAAAGAACCGCTCAAACTGGAGAAGAATTTACTGGTCCAATAGCAGAGGATCATACACTTGAGAACTGGAGGGGGGCTATACTTGATAGTCAGCCGAGTCTTGTTTATATATGGGGTGAAGGAGGTAGAGGTGATTTTACGGGATTCGATTTTAGTACTTTGCCTGGATATGAGTTGGTCGGAAAAATACAGCAAGAAGGTGAAATGGGTTCTGGACAGTTTACTTTACTTAAACGAAAGGCTGAGCTAGAACTAGATGAATACGCTGAAATTCAGTCAAGGATAGATCCAACGTTCGATGAGACGATAGATGAAGAAGTAGCTATTGATGTATCTGAGAACGTTATTCGTATCTCCGAGAGAGGAAAACAAAAGACAGACGAGAAAACAAGTATAGATTTTATTCTCGAAAGTGAAAACCCAGCTGAACTTCATAGCAAGTTAAGTGAACCCCCCGCCGCAGGTGGCTATTCAGTCGCTGAAGTTAGAAGTCTAGCAGCTAATATTAAAGCTGTGAATCCAGACTTTGAATACAACCCCAAAGCAAAGAAGGCAGACATTACCGCTTCCATAATGGAGTGGTACACTACTCCTATGGAGGATGCTTATGTAAAGGAGGACTTGATTGAGACTGAGGAGAACGATGATGTTGTAGAGTCTAGAAGGCTAGATAGAACAGCAACCCTCCACTCTCCTAGACAAGCTGAGCAAGTAATTAGATCACAGTTCAGAGGAATCTTTGGGAAGAAAGCGGTTAGTAGATTTGAAGAGATAAAGTTTATAAACTTTGTAGATAGCGCAACGGCAAAAGAAATGGGTGCTTCTGAAACAGCACAGGCTTTTGTCTCTAGAGGCACTGGGCAAATATACTTTATATCAGATAAGATACCTTCAGACATGGGTGCCAAGGAGATGAGAGGTCTTATCTTCCACGAGATGGGTGTACACTTTGGAAGGGATGTGTTCAGCGGGACTGAGTGGGATTCGGTTCTATTAGAAGTATACCGACTTAGCAAAAGCGGTGATGATATAGTTAATGCTGCTGTTGCTAGGGTAATGAGGGGATATAATTATAAAGAATTTGATAGCGGTATTCCAGTAATAGGTGATACTCCTAGACAGCGCCATTCAATTAAAAGTAGAAGGCATTTTTGGGAAGAAGTTTTAGCCCATGTTGTAGAGGTTAAACAACCAGTGCTAGATGCACCAGCAAGGAAGGGGCTAGTCCAAAAAATACGTGATGCATTTAAAACTTTCTTTACTAAAATCTCTAAGGCTTTAGGTGGTACGTTTACGGATAAAACTACGGGAGAGAGAGTAGAGATTCCTAATGTAACACTGGATGACGTTGTCAACTTAATTGGATATTCTACTTGGCACTCTGGTATACAGGCTTTAGAAAGGCATGGTGATTCAAAACCCATGTCTAAGTTGCGCGATAGAAAGAGAAAGGAATTCCTTAAGGGTTCTAAGATGCAAGAGCCTGTGTTTCATGGAACGCCAAATGATTGGAGTTCTCCTTTAATAGAAAGAACTCAATTAGGATTGCATGTTGGAACTTCTATTGCAGCAGTTAATATAGCAAAGGCTAGACACTTTAAGAATACTCCACCTATAGAAGAGCTTGATGATGTTCAACAAGAACTTGATAGCTATATTGATATCCCACCGTCTGGAGTTGTTAAAGCATGGAAGCCTGGATGGGAGAAACAAATTTCAAATAGAGATTTGGAAGACATATCTATTAGTTGGGACCCAGCTCTTGCATTAAAGAGAGCTTCTTTCTTAGAAGGGGATCAATGGAATGTTTTATTTGGGGATAAGGAAGCTGCTTTTACCGTGTTCAATAAGGGCACTCAAATATTACGAGGGTATATAAATATACAAGATTCATTGCTTGTTGATGACCTAGGAAACTTTAGTGATTCAACTAGCTGGCTTACATTCGCCAATAAAAAAGTAAGAGGTCTGACATTTGAGGATGAAGAAAGAGCTATGTGGGTAGAAATTTCTGAGATGTCTACTGGCCATGCTCGTAGTAGAGTAAGGGCTCATAATGAAAACGATATAAGAGAGGTTTGGTCTATTGATGAGCAGTTCAGTAAGGAGCTACGAGCGCTTATTAAAAAGAATGGGTATGATTCTTTAGAATATATAAATGATGCTGAGGATATAGGCAGTACAAGCTGGGTTCTTTTTGATGACAACCAATTCAAGTCAGTCTATGATCTGTCTTTTGATTCCGGTACTAGTATCTTTGCTACTAAGAAAGTTATAAAGCAATCCAATTCGTCTGAGATAGTAGAGTCTAGAAGGGTTGCGCGAGAAGCAACCAAAGAGGTTGTATACTCTAGGCTAGGAGAAGCTAAGGCCAGGTCCTTTATCAAAGGAATACAGAGAGCAATAGAACCTCTGATGGCTGTTGAGGGTTATGATCAATTAGAAACAACTAGGATGCTGACTAAGGGTAAGGTTGGAGAGTGGGCTAATACAGGAAGAATTATATTTGATATATTAAATGAGGCTACACCAACAGAGAAGAAGGCTATATACAAATACTTTACTACTAGGAATGCTGATCCATCTAAACTACCTGACAGAAGGGTAAGGTTTGCGGAACAGAGAACTATTTTAAGGGGTACACGTCCTGGTGATACAAGAGTTACAAAGGATGAGAGTATAAGAGCCAAGGTTGTTGAGACTAAAAAGCTTATAGCTAGTTTAGGAGATGACTTGGTTAAGACTGGTCTGATAACTCAAGAGCAGTACAATGAATGGAAGAACCAGTACTTGCCTAGAGTTTATATGGAGCATGTGATGGGTGGTAAGGATAGAATAGGTCTTGGCGGGTTAAGAACATCTAGTCTTACTTATACTAAACATAGGAAGGATCATGAGAATTTTCTTAACGATGTTATATCAGGACGTATAGATGACCCAGGATTTCTTGCATCTAGGTATGTGACTATGGCCGGTAGTGATATGGCTATCATAAAGTACCTTGACTTTATAGCCAGTGATCCAGGAAATAATAACTGGGTTCTGCCCGGACAGATCATGGTCTTTAAAGGTATGACTGGAACGTCGGATTATTTTAAAAGCTTAGCTAATGATATAAATCATAGGGCTAATTTAGGTGATAAGGTTTCTCCTGAGAGAGCAAAGCAAATGAGAGAATTAGCTATGGATATGAATGCTGTGGCTGACAAGGTAACACCAGATTTGCGTGGAGTAAATCTTAAAAGATATAGAAAGGTACCAGACTCTCCAAGGTATGGCGCTATGCGTGGGCTGTATGTGCAGAAAGATATTTGGAATGATATAAATGGTTTGGGTATAACTGCAGATCCATCATGGGCTTCTATCTTGAAGTGGAGTGGGAGAGTACAGACTACCTTTAAGTATACAAAAGTTCCTATGAATATTCCAACTCAAGTTAGGAATATAATCTCTAATTCTATACTTATGAATGTTTCTGGAACTAATTTCTTTAGGCTTCCTGGAGCAATTAGTAAGGCTATGCATGATGTAGTTAGTAATGGAAAATATATGCAGCTTGCTAGAAAGTATGGGCTTGAAACTACTACGTTTGCAGCTACTGAACTTGGTGCTATAGATAGAGAACTGGCTAAGGTTAAATCATCAGCCGATAGCTTTGATGGTATGTGGCAAAGATCAAAGATATTCTTTAATGATTATTTAGATGTTGGTGGTAGAGCATACCAGAAGACTGAGATATTGTTTAAGGTTGCTAAGATGATTGACCTTATGGAGAATCATGGAAAGACAGAAGCTGAAGCTGTGAAGCTAGCTAATGAAGCACTGCTTGATTATGGTAACGTTTCTCAAGCAGTAAGACTTCTAAGAACGATGCCGTTAGGTTCTCCATTCATTACCTTTAATGTTAAAGCGCTGGCTCAGATGGCAAGGAATGTAAAGCAACATCCTTTTGCTTCTCTTAAGTATGCAGCTATACCTTACTTGTTCATGGAGATGTTCTTGTCACAGAATGATGATCTTGATGAGGATGATTGGGATGCTCTGATGGAGTTCCTGCCAGATTATATGGAGACAGAGTTTAGTACTATGGTCTTTCCATATAAGAATGAGCAGGGGAAGTGGCAGGCTTGGGATGTTAGTTTCTTCTTACCGTGGGGAGCACACCTACATCTTGCTAAGAATATAGCTAAGGGAGAATTTGGAAAAGCTGTCTATGGAAATGTAGGAATGTTTGGTGGGCCAGCACAAATTCCTTTGGCTATTAGCGCGAACGAAGATCCGTTTACTAAGCAGCCTATATATAATGAGTTTGATCCTCCTATGCAAAGGTATGAAGATCTAATGATGTTTGTAGCTAGCTATATGATGCCTCCTATGCTGATTCCTAGAAATAGGGCCGGAGATATTGTTCGTGGTGGAGGACCCCTGATTAAAACAATGATGGCTGCTAATTTTATAGATGGTAATGTTGGTGCTGATGGGTTGCCTAGATATACAATGCCTAATGCATTGCTATCATGGGGTGGTGTGAGCGTACAACAATTGAGTGGGGTGAATGTTGCTAGGAGTTTGTACTTCAAGCAAAGAGAATTGGATAAGATTCAATCAAGGATGCAAGAGATGATGAGTGACCCCGGTATATCACAAGAAAAAAGAGAGAGGCTTATGAATGAGTATAGGGAGCATTGGTTAAAAACTGTGGAAGAACATAGGAAGTGGGCTGAACATTTAAAGAGAGTGCAAAGGTTGTTTGAGTGAAAATAAAAAAACCTATGTTAGTTGAGGTGGAGTGGGTAGATGTGCTTGCTACTTCCGGGTGGGAAAAGCTTGAGGAAGTAAAGCCTCCTGTGCTTTATACTTATGGTTATCTAGTGTATAAAGACAAGGATATGATTAAGGTATCTAGTACTAAAGATGAGAACAATGATTGGTTTGGAACTCATGCATTTCCAAGGGGTTGTATAAAAAAAATACGCCCCCTCGAAGGGGGGCGCAAAAAGAGGAATTCAACCAAGGAACAAGTACACGATACATCCGGAGATAAATATATACGTGAGGTACCAGAGTAACAATTCTATTGTTGTTTTAATCATCTGTGTTCCTCCCGTTCCATTTGTTTATAGCTTCATTTTTTTCTCCATTGTCTTTTGGATTAAAGGAAAAAGATACCCGACACTTGAGGCATCCTACTAAGAATGCACCTAGTTGACTTAAGCCACCACAAAAAGGACATCTCTTTAGGTGTAAGTCATTTTTAATCATGCATATCTCCTTGTTAATTTACGTTGTGTTATTGAATTTATTTCGTCGTAGTATCCATCTCCATCTAATCCTTTAAGTAACACTACTCCTCTCCACCAATTGTATTCTGTATCTCTACACCAGCTTTCAGAATAATGTGGATGAGAGTAGCACCCGGCAGATAGGCCAAATATTTTTTGACCATCTGGTCTTGTTTGTTCTGCGTGATTATACAAGTGTGAATGTCCTTGTACTGCTGAGCAGTGTAGTTTAGACACCAAATGAAAGCCTATATGTGTAGAGCTTATAGGCCTACCCGCTATACCGGAAGTAAAGTAATGTGAGAATATTATATTCTCTATTGAAAGACAGCTTTTAAATTGTGTAATCTTCCATCCAAACTTTTCATATTGTAAGTCCTTTATTCCGATAGCTCCTTCTAATTCTGGAGCTGAATTTATTGCACGATCTATTCTATCTTCATGATTTCCTAAACATAGGTGCAGTTTAGGTTTGTATTGTTTCTCCTTTCTCTTTCTTTTGTTATTGTTTAACCTCTTTATAGGTTCAAAGAGTTTCTCTTGTGCATCTATTACTGAGAGAATATCCTTTTTGTACCTTCTACCTTCAAATCCTTTTGTTCCTTTATCATAAGAAGACAAGCTTGGCATATCAGCTAAGTCTCCTAAGCAAACTATTATTTCTGGTTGTTGTTCTACTATAAAATTACCAAGAGCTGAGAATCTTTTGTTGTCATACTCAGGTGCAGCATGGCAATCTGGGATTATCAGTAAGTCTTTTGGTTCTTTCTTTTTCATAGTAATGTTTCCATAGTATGTTTAACTATACTTTGTGGGTACTCCTTGCGAATGCTTAAAGTTACAATCTTATTATTAAGAGAAACAACGTGATGGTTATTGCTTGACCTACGAATAGTTGCGCCCTTTTTCTTTAATGCTTTTAAGAAGTCTTTACTTTTGATTAGGTGTTTCATATTGAACATACCCCTGTCATGCATTGTTCCTCACTGTTGTCTTCATATATAACTCCTCTCTTTGAGTGAGCTTCTTCATAATCACACGCTGTTATAGGCTGTCCTCCTCTACTACCTTCTGGGTATAGTGTTAGACCTCTTAATCCATGTGCATACTTTGCTACTATGGTGGAGAATTTCTTTATACTATCTTCATTATTAAGTTCACTACCCCATGTTGGAAGATTAAGTGTGCTGCTTATAGCGTGGTCTACATATTTTTGTAGTTCATATTGAAACTTAATTCTTCTTTCTGGATCACCAGCCAAATCAATTGCTGATTCTATATCAGTTGGTTTAATACCTTTGTCTATTAAGGTTTGTGCAGCTCCATCTACTACGAACTGGTACTTCCATTTAGTTCCTTCTTGTAAGTATCTTCTTTTATACGAGACTGCGTAAATGGGTTCCACGCCAGAGGTAGTGCCCGCTAGGATTGAGATGCTACCTGTCGGAGCTATAGCTCTGTATCCTTTGGGTCTGCTTAAGAAGAACCTATCACAGTGTTCATTGGCAGATTTCTCAGACTCATCTCTGTAAACTTTAAGCCATCTCTTTAGCTCATCGTTCATCTCATATTTATATCCCCCCTTAAGTAACCACTCATGCATTCCCATTAGACCTAAACCTAATCTTCTATTCTTCTGTCTAACTTCCTCTACTTTTTCATAGGGTAAGTGTGCTCGTATTGTTCCGCATACTAGGAACTTAGAAGCTACGTTTACTATATCCTTAAATTCTTCTAGAGTTTCTATTCTACCCATGTTGATGCTTCCTAAATTACAGACATCTGAGTCATCACTCGATGTTATTTCTGTGCAGGCGTTACGTAATGTTTCGTCTTGCTTCTCTCCAAAGTTAAAACTAAATCCTGGTTCACCTGTCATTAAGGCTTGCTTACAATTTTCTATAAATATATCTGGAGTTCTATTTCCGCTTAGCTCCTTTAAAAATTCATCATCATAGTTTAATGATATGTTCATCATATCTAATGGGGCTGGGTAATTAAAGTTATTTCTTTTAACTTCTGCTAAGGAAAGATCTGTACCTGGCACCTTAAAATCATGCCAATTTTTTATCTTCAGAAAGTCTGAAGCATCCTCGTGTTGCCAATTAAGGGAACCATACATAGCTGATCGCCTCGATCCTCCTTGCATAACATTGCGGCCCACTTCGTTGATAACATTCAGGAGCGGAAGTGGCCCTGAAGCAACTCCACCTGTCCTTCGTAGTGGCCTCCCACTCGGGCGAGCAATGCTTACATCTATACCAATACCACCTCCTGTCATCAAGCATGACAATAACAATTATTCCAGTAGCTTGCATCTCTTCCAGAGTAGTATATATATCTACCACCAGGCAGAAACTTAAGTTCTGCTATTATCTTTATTAAATAATCTCTATCTGATTTAGACATGATAGGCATGTCGGTTCCATTACGTGTACCACAAACATCATTAACTATTGTATGTGTTCTATCTCTCCATGTTTCAAATGTGTTAGAGGCATACTTATTTCTGAATGTTGTTGATCCTAATTCTGTATTAAATTCGCTCATCATGTTGTTCCAAGTTTGGTGTTTCATGCTTACTAAATATTAGTTGGGCTATCTTGTCTCCTCTTAGTATATCAAATGGTAAGTGTCCAGTGTTTAATAGTAATACTTTTATTTCATCTTTGAAATCTGGGCTTATAGTACTTGGCGCATCCAAAACAAACACGCCATATTTAATAGCTATCTCTTTTCTTGATCTAATCTCTCCTATTATATCTTCTGGCATCTTAAGTTTTATTCCAACACCTATTACCTTTCTATCTAATGGACGTATTACCTCATCCTCTGTTGCAAAAAGATCATACCCGGCTGTTAGTTGTGTTTCTCTCCTAGGTAAAGAGAAGTTATCTTCTGTTGCTTCTATTATAACACAGTCATTCTTTGGAGTATATCTATCATACTTTTTTAACATTAATATACTTCTCCTTTAAATTATTTGATTTAGCATACTCTATATATTTATTAAGAGATACACCTGAGTGCTTAAGAAATGTTTCTTCCCATGATTTTACGCTTTCTTTAGAAGTTCCATTGCTCTTGCTTCTATATATTTCTCTTGCTAATTTATAAATGACCTCATCAAATAGTTCTCCTTTAGAAAGGTACGTCATCGACTACTTGCTCCGATATGCTGGCCATTTCTTTTTTAGCATCGTCACTTACCTCCCTCTTATACTCTGGAGCGGAAGCTTCTACTTCTTTATAAGCGTCTGGACTATTAATCATCTGTAACATCTTACCTTGTATATCTGTGGTGTATCTTTCTATCCCATCTTTTCCTGTGTATTTTCTGTAATCAATAGAACCTTCTACGTATAAGTTTGTTCCTTTAGTTACGTAAGAATCTACAACATCTGCTGTCTTTCCATAGAATATTACTTTATGCCAGTCAGATTTTTTATATTCCCCGTAACCAGATTCAGTTACCATATCTACTTGTGCTATCTTATTACCATTCTTAGTAGATCTAATGGTTGGGTCCTTCCATACGTAACCTAATATAATAGCTTTATTAATTCCTTTCATAATGTTTCTCCGGCCAATACTGCTTTACATTTTTCCATAAGGTTAAAGAAGAACTAAATATTTCCCAGTACCTCTCATAGTTTTCTTTGCTCCATTCATGAAATACTGTTAGTCCTGGTTCTGTTGCGCTAATAAATATGTTAGCCATCTTTCTTACTGTAGGAGTCTCTGATTTTTTTGAGCTTTTTTCTAATCCAGTTACAGCATAGGCCATAAGTTGGTAGGCCATAGTGTCATAGGCTAATTGTTTATGATCAGTTCCAAACTCTTTTGTCTTAAAATCTATAGCCCATTCATCTGACAACAAGTCTACCATACCACCATAGCCTAGCTTGGGTTCTGAGAATGTTACTTCAGATTTCCATTCCTGTTCTCCACAGTTTATATTTAATAAAGATTTAACTGAATTAAATATAGCTTCATCATTTCCTTTAGGTTTTTCTTCCTCCTTAAAAGCCTTTTCTAACATGGTGTGTATTCTGTTGCCTCTTTCAGCTGCCTTTGTTGATTCTTCTTTTGAGTTAGCTAAAATTCTTTTTGTATATTCTGCATCTGTTTCTGCTACATGTCTGTCTAAATTAATAGCTGAGTCTATAGCCTTGTTAATTTTCCATTGGTCAAGCCCGGGCTTAGCCATGATATCTAATACGGATGTTACTGATGGCATCCATCCGAACTTTCTTGCATCACGTAACGTAGAAGCTCTAAGCTTTCCATTCTTACTAGCAACAAAGTGTTGTGGGTTTCCTTCTTTGTCATACCAGTGCATTATTTAAAATCCCCCCAATAATCTTCTCGATCATATCCTTTAAGGTCACATATCTCATGTATTAAATCATCAACCTCATGACAAGTATCTGCCATAGCTGAACCAACCTCTAGTACTGATTTAATTACTACGTCAGTAGAATTAATTAATTTTAATACTAGCACATCATATTCAGTCGGTTCCTTTTTTGCTTTTACTGTTTTCTTTGCCGTCATCGTTAGTCTCCTTTTTATGTAGTTGAACTACTGAAGCTTTATCTCTTTCCTCAAGCAGAGCATCATACCCTTCTGGTGTAGCCCAGGATGCTGGGTTTCTGTTACCATCAAATGCTTTGGGGTGATATAAATAACGTCCTATTCCCCAAGGAACAGCTGCCCTTACGAGTGCCTTACTTAGACCGCCTTTCTCTGGCTCAATATTCGTGTCACCTGATCCATCTGCTTTGGAAATCCATTCATCTTCTATCTTACAGGCTATAGTGCAAACCATTCTTTCGCCTATCCATTCAAAGCCTGCTTGCCAACCAGCAATCCCGAATACTGCATCTAATCTATTCATTACATCTCTAGCATCTATGTGTGCTAATTCTTTTCCCTTGAATCCTGGTATCCATTTTATTTGGTTGACTGGATACGGTCGTTTAAGTTTCTTCTCTAAATCTTTTATGTAATTATTCATCTTGTAACTCTCTTTCTTTCTTCTCTTTCTTTTCTAAACTATCTAACCATTCTTCATACTCTCTTTCGTATTGCTCTTTTTCAGAGTCTTCCATCTGTTGTTGAGAGTCGTCATCATCCGGTAAATAATTCATTTTATAATCAGACATATCCTTTCTCCAGTTCCGAGGGATAATATATCCCTGCTTGTATTAAGACTGCTTCAACTTTATCCATGTATTCTCCAAACTCTGCTACTGTTAGACTTGATGTTTGTATAGGAACTTCACGCGTCTCTCCTTTAAGGCTAGTAACTTCCTGCATACCTAAAACTTCTATTGTCATTATAGTATGTAGTTCGTTGATAGTATATCCAGATTCATTTGATGCTTGTCTTATCATATACCAATATCTATTGTTCTGATCTACTGATCTCTGATTTTTATTACTGTATGGTCGAACTATAACCTCTATCTTTACATTTGTCAAGATCAAATTATCAATGAAACTTACACAATCTTTTTTAGATTCTGCGTTTTCTATCTTAAACTTCTTAGTTTTCATTTAATAGTCCTCTTACTTAAAACTACCTTCTATTATACCACACTCGAATGCATGTCCTATAGTTTGTAGGCACCACCTTAGTTGAGTCTCCTTATCTATAGCACCACTATGACATTCTTGGTGATGTTCATAACATACCGGAAGGGTAAAATAATCTGGTGCCTTCTTACCCATACCAGTTCCAAGAGCTAGTATCCTAAGATGATGGGCTTGTGTATATTGATAACCACAGTAAATACATGGCTGTTCTGATACCCACTGCAAATATTTTTTTGATTTCATCTTATTCTTTTGAATGCTCTGTGTAGTTCCATCTCCCATTCTTGTGTCGTTGCCATAAGAGTATTAAAATAATTATATTTAATATGTCTTTGAAATCTACTCAGCATAGAAGTACGATGATCCTCTATTCCATATATATATCTAGCCCTAGCGCTATCACTCATTGATCTGGTGCCAACACCTAAACATACATCACATTTATATATTTTATCTTGTACTATTAACTGCTTTCTTCCATTACACTTGGGGCATACAGCAGGGCTTAACGATTCTTCCAGTGCTAAGTTAACTATACTATATATATCTTTTCTTGTCAAGCTTTTATTCCATTTAGCTTTTAAGGCGCAGCTTAACAGACTTCTTAAAACATGTGGCCTTTGGCTATACTCCATAGAATATTTAAGTCTAGCATATCTAGACGCACCATTACTAACGGTTGCCAAAATCATACACACATCTGTCCAAGGAACTCTATTGCTCGGCCCCCAAATACTGGGAGACTTAACCGTAAGAGACTTCAGCGATTCTAGGCCTGACATCTTTGTATATTTCCTTATATATTTTTATTGTTGGGTTGTTATCTCCTCTTACTACACCGAACTCGACATAATTTTTAAACATTGCACAGGCCACCTTATTATCAGAGCATTTTTCAAACCACAAACACGGTGTACATGGTGGTTCTTCGCTCTTGATAGCCCTAAGTATATTAAATATTGGTCTATCCATTGTTCTCCTTCTTTAATTTATCCATAAAATCCTTTGCTCTAAATATTATTAATGTATCTTCAAATGAAGAACCCTTTTCTTTTAAGAATACCACTGGTGTCTTACCGTTTCTTGATGAAGCAACTGCTTGAGACATGGCATCCTTAATCCATAAGGGTATTTGTTTTCTATACTTACATTCAATAGAAAGATACTCGCTTGTTACATCTGGTACGCTACCCCTAACTCTACCAGTCACAGGAATTCTAATAGAGTGATCCCCCAGCTCGCTTAAAAAAGCACCGACTGACCTTTCAAATTTTTTCCATGTCTTATCCATTGTAAATTTGAGGGGGTATTTCTTTTGTAGCATTAAGTGGTAAATGATACGTGCCCATTCTCCAATTATATGTTAACTCTCCAATACCTATCTTACCATCCTGTCTAAATCTAATCTTTTGTACATGAACCTCCACCAAACACCCTTCTTCTTTTGCTAAGTCTCTCCAAATTGTTATACAATTATCAGACTTGTCTCTCCATCTAGCTGAACCACTTATATCATAAGGTGTAGGTATAGGAATCTTTCCTGACTTATCTCTATAAAGTTTAGCCGGGTGTGCTATTACCCATATATGTATACCATAACGTCTACCAAATTGTCTTATTCTTTTTAAGGCTACAGAAATATATTCTGTTTCTGTTTGGTTGTTATCTCTCATGTGTTCAAGTTCATTCCAAGGGTCTATAACTAAACCACGTATACCTTTAGTAAGAACCAGGCGCTTAGCGGCTTCTAAAATTACATCTATTGACCACTCCTTATCATCACTAGGAAGTATCCAAGTAAAGTGTTTAGTGAGCCAACTCTTTCCTTTAACAAGATCCTCTTTTGACATTCGAGGAGTGGGCCCATCCATAAATGGTTGCCCTATATATTTTTCTAATACTCTAGCCATATGATCTTCAAGTGGTTGATTCTCTGGTGAGAACACAGCGAAATTCCAACCATGATTCTTGGCTATGTTTACCATCACTGCATCCATCCAATTAGATTTACCACTGCTTGGTATACCTGTAACTACAGTAAAAGCTCCCGCTCTTACCAGATAATAAGGATCAATTGTACTCCATCCTGTACTCACACCCCTATCCACACCATTATCATATAATCTGTCGATTGATTCTGTGAGGTTGTCGGCATCATAAGTTCCCGCTATTGGGTATGGCTTAGCGTGTGAGATACACTCAGACAGTACAGTTTTTCCGTACTTAACTAGAACATCGTTAGCATCTTTACATCCTTCAGGCCATACAACTTTATGGCATTTATCTTTACCTAATCTCCTAGATAATTCTTCTTCCAGTTTATTACCGGGACCATCATTGTCAACTGCTATAATAATTCTTTCTACATTCTTAAACTTTTCGGAGTGTAGCCAAGGATCATTTAGGTAATCAAACTTAGAAGAATAGTCGTCGCTGTTAACAGGAGGAGCACCGTCAGGCACACTCAAGCAAGTTCTAATACCTGCTTCCCATAAAGAAAGTTTATCAATTTCTCCTTCAACTATTGCAACATTAATATTCTCACCTTCTATATCATCTATCCCATAGAAACATCGTTGTGCCCCTGCTTCTAATCTGAAATTTTTCTTACCATCACGATATTTAACATTGATTAATTCTCCATTCTTAAAATAGGGAAAGGCAATAGCCATAGTAAAGTCTTCTTCTTGTGGCATGTATACTTTCCTCTGTCCAATATGATTTTCTTCTAATGTTGTTTGGCTTATCCCCCTATCAGAAAACCATTTAAGTATGGACGGTTTAATAGATGATGGCGGAACAGGTTCAGGCTTAACATACTTAGGCTTACGCCAGTGTAATGCTAACGGTCCAGCATTATCTTTACCATTAGCTAAGGTTCCTGCCCATCCACAATGGTGGCACAACCATATACCTTCATCTATATTAACTGATAGGCAGGCAGCCTTCTTCTTCCTTCTCTGAGAAGAACAACTAGGACATTGAGTATGGGTCTGACCGGACGTTGCTCTCGCTGTCAGTTTAATACCAAAGTCCTCAAATGTTTTCATGCAGTTCCCCCATAGTTCATATATGTCTCCTCGACTAATTGTTTAACTCTACCTTTTGCATCCTTTAACTCTCTATATGCTATCAATAATGATATAGCGCTGTTCACATCTCCCCAATCCATATTGATAACAGTTGCCATGTTACCTACTTCGTGAATAAGACCTACACCATTTTCCATATCTTCATTGTCTACCCATGTAACATCTATACTCATAATTATCTCCTATCTATTATACCACATTGAATGGTCTATACTCTGTATTCTCTAATATAGTGTTAATCTCCAAAGGATTAAATCCTCTATCAGATAATCTATTACAGTCTCTCATTATAACACAGTCAATATCATCCTCTATCCAGAACCCACTATAATCTAATACTTCCAGTGCTATAGCTGTATCTTCTGAAGTAAAGTCTATCTCTCTCTCAAACATCTCTTTCTGTCCTGTCATTTGCGATCTCCCGTTTAGTCTGTTGTCTCTCTCGCTTCCTTGATTGCCTATGTCTCCCACCTTTTTTAAGTATAGGATAATTAACTCTAGGTTTAACTCGTTTCATCTGAAGCTCTTAAATTTATCGGTCAAACAACTATCAGGTATATTTTTAATTATTTCAAGAGCTAATTTTTTACATTCAATAGCATCCTTACCATCATCCATAAATCTACCAACAAACAATCGTCTAATCAATCCACTGTTAGGACCCTCCCCTTTAGAAGTTGACGGTCTATACATTTCAATACAATAATGACGAGTGCCAGTATTACATCCTCTAAACGTAGCAAACTGTACAGTATAATCTATTTCAAGATCAGATTTTAATCTAGCCTTAGTCATTTCTCGATAATGTTTTTCTTCAAGTTGATCCTCTAATGGTTTGTTATCAGAAAACTTCTTATCTCCTCGCTCACCTCTTTTAGCACCACCAACACTACCATCTGGTGATAATTTTATATGTTTAGATTTAGTCATATCCCATACAGTTAAAGGAGAATAAAAGCTAGTCCTAACATCACAATCAGGTAAATATAAGAGATACTTTTTTTCATTACCGCTTGTTTCATACATACCAACTGAGTTAGGTAAGTATGACAGTAAAGTATCCCTATCTTTATTCCTTCCATACCTGCTGTATCCTTTTTTTAATTCAGGCAAATCTATATGTATTTCCCCCTCTATATTATAGGTGATTACCCTTTCTGCAGTAACAATACTATCATCTCCTGCCCATCTTACCATCTCTTTATTGAAACATAGATTTCCTTTATCATCTTTCTTTAAGTAGTAGTCATTGTCCATCCTAACTAAACTTACTTCTATTTTATAATAATCATTTATTTTCTTATACTCTCCGAACTTACTGTTAGGCTGATCATACGCGTTGAATGCCATATATTTTCTCCATTTTTCTCAGTATATCACTGGTTGAATCGAGTACATCCTGTTGTATAACTACATCATCACGTAAAGTTTGAACATCTTCGATCAATTCATCCTTGATAAGACGCCTGATCTCTTCTAACTCCTCATCTTCTGAGAAGTTTAACTCAGGTAAAATATCAACAAGATCAGTCATCTTTTCCATTAAGGTTTCATGAATCACTGGCTTCTCTGAAGATAGAACTGATTTCATATGCTTAACTGCCTTAATTATTCTATCACATAAAGCCTTGCGAGATTCTTCAAACTGTTTCTCTACACTTTCCTTAACCTCTCTCTTGATTATCTCTGCTTGCTCATCACCAACTGACACTCTTAAATCAAGGTCATCTGCATTAGGTACCGGCCTAACAAAATGCTCCATCTTAAACTTAGCAACAAAGGTTTCAACAGGTGGGTAATCCCACTCACTAAACAACCCTTCGCTCTCTCCATTAAGCCTAGTCTCTCCGTCTTGCATCATCTCATCATACAATCCATTCTCAAGATTCCAAATGTACTGATCCATCTTTCTTTTAGAGTCTCTCCACACCTTTGCGAACTCTAAAAATCTAGAATTTGGTAGCAAATTTATCTTAATTCCATCACTTAACCAAGGCAATGTCATATTATCAAAGACTTTTGTAACGTGTCTCTTAATATTCAAAGGCTCTTTAAGATACTTCGAGTCTATTAAATTCTTATTAAAATTACCTGAACTTTTGCGACCACCCTCAATTCCATACTGCTTTGCGATGTCATTCGACACCTTTTTGTCTACCTTTTTACCACTTGGCATCGTGAAATCAACACTAAGTAGTAATGCTTTATCGCTTAAACTCATGTCTTTCTCCTTAATCTATCTCAATTATCTCACCAAAGTGACAGACATCCCTATAATACTCTGGATTGGAGCCATATGCAACCCATATTACAGGATAATCTGGCTCGTATTCTGGAAAAGAACCATACATATCTGTAAGATATACAAATAAAGTAGGGTCTTCCTTGTGTTCTTCTACCCATTCAAAGGCAGGCTCGAACGCTGTACCACCACCACCCTTACTATCTATGACTATTGGTAAGTCATCAGGGGTGTAGTATTGTACATTATTAACAGCACTATCAATATAAAGTACGATGCATTCATCTATATCACACTCCTCAAATATTGAAGTAAGTTCACCACCAAATTGCGGTAGATATTGGACTGCTGATCCACTATCATCTACTGCTACTATAAGTTTGCTAATGCCATGTAATTTTTTAGTAGACGGTAGATAAATACCCTCATCAATGTATCTTCTATTAGGCTTGCTCCAACTGGAATCATACCTAACTAGGTCATTAGCGTACATCCTTAGTTTCTCTCCCCATGATACCTTCGGTTCAAGAAAAGAATCTATTAAAGTCTGAAATTCTCCGGGCAATGTGCCTCTTAACTTGCAAGCCTGAGCAGCTGATACTAACCGCTCCTTCCACTCATTCTCTATCTCTTGCTTCTCAGAAGATGACAACTCACCATCCTCAAAGTACCCAGTGCCGCCTATGTCTCCTAATATAACCTCTCCACCCTCACCCTTACCATGACCCTCACCTAACTCATCTAACAGGTCATTATAAATTGCATCAGCACTCCAATCCTTATACTTCTCATCTACCAATGCCTTCTCTGGAAGTTTAACACCATACTTTATCAGCAATGGATTGATAGCATAATCTCCTGCCATATTCCATATCAAAGCATTCCTTGTTCCCCTTCTAGTTATGTGGAAAAATGCAGGGTGCATCACCTCGTGTAGCAGAACACCCTTAGTTTCCTCAGTCGTTAACTTCTCAGCATATTCTTCGTTATAAAATATTGAAATCCCATTAGTAGCAAAGGTTTCAATGTCATTCCTTGGCTTCATCTTCATTGGACACAGTAGTGTACCAAAGAAAGGATGATCAAGCAATGCGTGTGCTCTCGCTGCTTGGAGTTTTCTATCTAGTTGCATATAGTTTCTCCTTATCCTAGTAGGATATCTGTATTCTTCATGGCGAAATCAGTGAAGGCCTTAGTCTCTGTTAGTTTCGGCTTGTTCTCAGACGATTCCTTCACTACCATTATACCATACTCGGCAGGCAATCTACTCATGTATTTTAAGATAGGCTCATAATTTTCAGGTGTAGCATGGAACGCTAGACTACAGCCTATTGCATACATAGCACTAGGATTCTCAGGAACTCTAGCTGTGCCCGGACTCTTTATACAATCATCAGGATCAGGCACTTCAGATGCTACCTTCTCATGTGATCTAAACGCTACTGCTGATGCCTCACCTACATCTGCTGCATATAGATTAAACCTAAGGTGGTCAGGTGGATTGAGTTTGCGTGTATTACTCACCTTCTCCCAACTTCTAGGCGTAGGCCATGCCCAATTCCCATCACCCTTATCAGGCCTCATGTGCATATACTTACCATGCAGATGGAGGAACGACGTAACCATAGGGTCAATACCAATCTTAATAAAGTATTTTTCTAACCCCTTGGGGTCTAACTCAACCTCATAGTGTGAGAATCTATCCTGTAATGCGTAGGATAATCCCCTGTTAATACCACCATGCTCTCGTCTATTACCTATACCAATTATGATCCAACCCTCTGGGAATTTATAATCTCCCAGTCTTTTCTCGTGAAACAACTGTTGAAACGATGCCATTACGGATATCATAGTCACATCAAGCAACTCATCCATGATGAATGCTCCCCTCTTACCATCTCTATCAACTCTCGGTAGAAAGTCAGGGATTGCCCACCTAGAAAGCAACTCTTCTCTATACGGTACACCGCGCACATCAGCATCACCCATTTGAGTAGCCCTACAGTCTATGGCATTACCTAAGTATTCCATAGCCCAAGCATTACTCATCTCTGTCTTACCTATACCAGACTCTCCGGTTATTAACACAGAATTACCATTACCCGTAGCGAAAGTCAGGTACTCAGGCAGATCAGTGACTGCTATTTTTGCTGTCATATATAAGCTCCTAGTTTATTGAAAGCGTGGGAGGCCATGAACTCAAGACCAATGCAGAGTAATATACATCCTTGCCACCCTCTTGTCTACTATGCATAGACAGAGGTGCAGAATTATCCCCGCTGCCTAGACGATAGACTATAGCAGGACGATTATCTATACTCTCCTCAATAGGATAAGCCCGACCCTGTAATTCTTCAAATGTTACGTCATCTTCAGTCATACATTACCTCCTGTTTGATTTGTTCCCAAGACTTACCAGCATCCGCATGAAATTCCTCTTGCTCTTTACATTCCTCTACCGACTGAGTACAGAATCTCCTGTGCATCCGGTCTATCTTAGAGTCAATCCCGTTCTGCTCCTTAACCGCAGCCATCCATTGCGCCTTGGTTAATTTACAGTCAGGTGCCATCTTGATTACAGCACTACTGAATAAAGACATAGTAGCCTCCTAGTATTTGTGGATATTTTCATACCCACGTTGCTTTACCATACCACCTACACGCAAGCGCAGTACGATCCCTTCATTCCCCTTGACAGGGAATGTTACATTAAAACAGTACCTTACAGGAAATATTAACACATCATCCTCATAATCTGTATCGTCAGCCTGTCCCCTAGCGGATTCTTCTAGCACCCTTATCTTTCTCAGCCACCCGATGCTACCTTTAGTCTCGGTTCTTTCGTTTGTTGACTTACCCCTCGCCATGTGGTTTACAAAAGTGTCAAGTTCTGGATCATAAGAAATAAACTTTTCATTCTTAAACAATCTATTGTAATTCATATACGTCTTATCAGTTGGGGCAAGCCGAGTTATTTTTTGAAACGCATCCCTAACTGTCTTTCTCATACCACTATGCCCACTCACATTAAACTCATCCTCAAACCAAGGAGAAACTAAATGTTTATATAAATATTCCAATGCTAGCCCATTAAACAATGCTCTAATGGCTATATTATTACGGTCATGAAAACTCTGTGAAAACTTAATACTTGGAGTCGTAACCTTACCAGTACCAGAGTTTGTATAGCACGTCCACCTATCTTTTGGCCAGAGCACAGGATTAATCACCCTACCACCCTCTCCCATCCTTACCACTGTCTGAGCGTTCTGCATTTCATAACCTCCTGCTCCCTCACTCACAGTTATGACCTTCCTGATCCTCGAATACATTGTACTGATCAGGCTCATCCACATCTACATCCTCCTTAAGATATCCCTTCTTAAGTAACCCTATCATGTCATCCAAGTCATCAGTTATATCACACAGAGCAGACCATGCCCACACACCATTACTGCTCTCGTCAGCCATGTCTGCCAACACACCGCGCAGTCCAGCAACCAACTTACTAAGATCATGCTCGTCCATGCTATCCCCCACGTTGAAACGTTATACCTCTAATTTGATCAGGATTACAACCACGTAAGTACCTAGCCCTGCGTAGCAATT